CTTGTACGACAGCTTGTCTGCTCGTTACACCAAGGCTCTGGCTCGCGGTATGGCTTATACCAAGCAGATTAAGGCTGCGAACGTGTTGAACAACGGCTTTAACTCCAGCTACGCTGGTGGTGACGGCCAACCTTTGTTCAGCGCTTCTCACCCCTTGGTTTCTGGTGGCACCAACAGCAACATCCCATCTACCCCCGCTGACTTGAACGAAACTTCGTTGGAAAACGCAGTTATCCAGATTGCTCAGTGGACCGATGAGCGTGGCTTGTTGATCGCAGCTAAGCCCAAGAAGCTGGTCATTCCCGTTCAGTTGCAGTTCGTTGCGACTCGTTTGTTGGAAACCGAACTCCGTGTCGGCACCAATGACAACGACATCAACGCATTGAAGAACAACGGTTCGATCCCTGGTGGTTACACTGTTAACAACTATTTGACCGATACCAATGCTTGGTTCTTGACGACTGACGTGCCTAACGGTATGAAGCACTTTGTCCGTACTCCGCTGTCTAACAGCATGGACGGCGACTTTGATACCGGTAACGTGCGTTACAAGTCTCGTGAGCGTTATTCGTTCGGCTGGTCTGATCCCCTCGGCATGTGGGGCTCTCAGGGAGCTTGATAGTAAAAGGGGGCCTTGTGCCCCCTTTTCTTTTGGTGTATATTGCTTCAAACCGGAGTTCCCGGTGTGTCAGACTGATCCGGCAGATGCGTACACAACTGACACGCTGATCTTTGTACGAAGGACAATTTATCATGGCTTTATCTACCACCCAAAGTATTTGGCGTTCTGGTGGCGGCGATCAAACACGTACCGCCTATTGTGGTTCTGGCCTTATGGCTGCTCAGTTCTACTTTGACCCAACCCTAGTAAACACTACCACTGCCAAAGTTTCATCTGCTTCTGGCGCACCCGCAGTTATCCTGCCCGCTGGCGCAGTGATTACCGAAATTCAATTTAACGCTGCCGCTACAGGTGGTACAACTCCTACTATGGATATGGGTTTTACCCTGTACACCACAGGCACAGCCAGTCCTACCGCTTTGATTGACAACTACGCTGCTGATGCAGGTAAACAGACAGTTACTTGGGTTACTAGCGGCGCTGGTACTTCGTTGGGTGCTGCAATGTCTACCACTGAATTGGTCTACATTACCGGCGGCGCAAACACTGGTGATGCAGCTACTGGCGGCACTGTCAGCGGCACAATCATCTATTTTGTAACCGATCCTCTGGTTGGTCAGCAGAACGTCTAAGGAGTAAATCTCCATGATGCAATTTGATGTCAAGTCGTATCACGCCTCCGCTTCAGGCTTGGCGGTGTCTTACCGCACGCGCCTGAAGGGGGTGTTGATTTCTCCGACGACGTCTACAACGTATAACACTACGTTTGTTGATAATGTTGCGCAAACGGGGACATACGATGTCCCTGGCTCTACTACTTGCACAGTGACAATTGCAGACCATGGCCTGACTACAGGGGATCGGGTGTTTCTAGATTTCACATCTGGAACAGCCACAGACGACACGTTCGCAGTAACTGTGTTGACTTCAAGCACATTCACTGTCACAGTCACTTCAGCTACAACCAGCGGCAACGTAACCATGTACGCCAAGATTTTGACTGAAATGGATTGCTCAACTGGTACGGCTTTCTATACCTTGATCCCCGGTGAAGGCGTGTTGGCAACCGCAGGCATTCGCGTGTTTTTGCCCCCAGCAAACGTGACCGCAACCATTTTTTACGGATAAGGCACGGTTATGTCAATGCAATATGACGTAAAACAAATCCACGTTAAAGCCACAGGCACGGCAGTAAGTTACGCTACTCGTTTGAAAAGCTTAACTGTAACGTCTGCTACGTCTTCTGCTAGAAATTTTTCTATTTGTGATCCAACGGTTTATAAATCTGGCACATATGCGCGTACTTCTCCCAGTGGTGTAACAACCATCACGATGACCGCTCATGGCCTGTCAACTGGTGACAGAGTGTTCTTGGATTTCACATCAGGTACGGCAATTGATGCGACCTTTGATGTGACAAAACTGAATGACAATTCGTTCACAGTCACGACTGTAGCGACTACCACCACATCTGGTAATGTCACCATGTACCCAACAATTTTGTTGGAGGTAGATACATACAGCACAGTTGGATTGCCAATTTTAATTCCCGGCGAAGGCATTTACTGTAAAAACGGTATCTTCGTTGGATGTGGCGGCTCCGTAACAGGGACACTTTACTATGGCTAAATCACCAGCATGGCAACGATCGGAAGGGAAGAATCCCAAAGGCGGCTTGAACGCCAAAGGGCGAGCCTCTGCCAAAAAGCAGGGGATGAATCTGAAACCTCCACAGCCAGAAGGTGGCAAACGCCGCGACTCTTTCTGCGCTCGTATGGAAGGGATGAAGAAGAAGCTCACAAGTACGAAGACCGCAAAAGATCCAGATTCGAGGATTAACAAAAGCCTGCGGGCATGGAACTGTTGAGATGAGCAACCCAGCAATACTGACCGCCCGAGAGTTAGCGACACACGCTGCGGATATTGAGCATCTGCAACGTGACGTGGACAAGATCATGGCGGATATGGAGGAGATCAAACGCTCCATAGCTCAGATCAGCGCTACCTTGTCCGAGGCCAGAGGTGGCTGGAAAGTGTTTATGTTGATTGGTGGCGCAAGCGGCGGAACCGTTGGTGCGGCTCTTGTACAAGCGGTGCATTACTTCATGGGTAAATGATGCCAAGTACAAGCAAAAAACAACACAATTTCATGGAGGCGGTGGCCCACAACCCAGCGTTTGCCAAGAAGGTGGGAGTCCCGCAATCTGTGGGCAAAGAATTTTCAACTGCCGACAAAGGCAAAACTTTTAAAAAAGGTGGTGATATGGCTACAAAGAAAATGGATCCAAAGATGATGGCGATGATGGCTGCCAAGAAGCGCGCTGGTATGGGCGCTGCTCCTGCTGGTGGCATGATGGGCATGAAAAAAGGCGGCAGCGCCAAAGCAATGCCTACTTCAATGGGTTCGGTGAAAACCGCTGCTCCTAGCCGTGACGGTGTTGCTTCCAAAGGCAAAACCAAGGGCACGATGATTAAGATGAGCAAGGGCGGCAAGGCCTGCTAAGGAGTAAATCATGGCTTTAAGTGAATTTCAAAAAGCTTTTAAGGCAGCCCGTTCAAGTGGCGAAACTGAGTTTGAGTTTGAGGGCAAGAAGTACAACACCAAGTACAAGGAAGAAGCTACGTCTTCTGCTAAACCTTCAAAACCATCTCAGGATGCTTCAAAAATGGGCGGTGAAGCTGTTGGTTCTAGAAAAACACAGCCTCCCAAAAAAGAAGGCGGTATTGGCCCATACAACGTAGGTGCTGGCCCTAGCGAAGAAGAAAAGCAGGCCACGTACTCTAAGTATGCTGAAAACCGCAAAAAGATGGGCGACTCAGGCAACGATGACAGCGGCTCTAAACCAATCGCTGAATCAGATTGGGCAAAGTCTGTGCGTTCATCACAATCTGGGGATACTGGGTTTCTTGGTAAGAAAATGCGTGAAGCACTTGGTTCCTCTTACAAAAAGGGTGGCTCAGTTTCTTCTGCTTCCAGACGTGCTGATGGCATCGCCACTCGCGGCAAAACCAAATGCAAAATGTATTGAGGTGAATCATGGCAACAAAACCGACTTTCAGTCCAGATCAAGACATGGAGAATGTCACTCCCCAAGATTTGAAGGACGCCAAAACCCGCACCAAAGAGCGTAAAGCGTACAAGGATGCTTCAAAAATTGAGTCTGATGAAGAACCAAAACAAGAAAAAAAGACAGCACGCCAAATAGCTCGTGATATAGACGCTGAACAAAATACACCCGCTTCAAATAAATATATTGAGGTTGTAGGCCCACGAATATCTAACATTAAAAATGAACCCGGTAAGGGGATTGCTACTGGGTTAGGCTTGGCTGGTATGACTGTACCCCTTGCGGCTGACCTTGCGCGATCCGTCGTGACAGGGCGCAAACCCAGAAGTAATGAAGATTTAAATGAATTAACCCGTGAAGTTTCTAGAGGAAACAAAATGGCAAAGGGTGGCATGACTGCATCCTCGCGCGCGGACGGCATCGCCCAGCGTGGCAAGACTCGTGGGACACTCATCAAATGATGGCCTCTCGCGGCATGGGCGACATCAACCCGTCAAAGATGCCGGGTAAAAAAGTCATTCATCGCAAGGACAAGCCACAGAATGTGGACATGTACGCGGAGGGTGGCAAAGTCAATGCCGCAGGAAACTACACAAAGCCAGAGCTGCGTAAGCGGATTGTGTCGCAGGTCAAAGCCGCAGCAACCCAAGGTACTGGGGCTGGGCAGTGGTCGGCTCGGAAAGCTCAGCTTGTAGCCAAGAAATATAAGGCTGCTGGCGGAGGGTACAAAGATTGAAAGCGCCGCAGCAATCCCTAAAAGATTGGACGGCCCAAAAATGGAGAACCAAAAGTGGTAAAAGATCTTCTGACACAGGCGAAAGATATCTTCCAGAAGCTGCGATCAAAGCTCTCAGCCCTGCTGAGTACGCTGCGACAACGCGTGCAAAACGTGCTGGCAAAAAAGCCGGGAAACAATTCGTGAAGCAGCCTCCCAAGGTAGCAAAGAAAACATCAGGATTTAGATAATGGCAGTCACGTCTGGACTCACAGCATTCAATCTAGACCTCAATGACATTATTGAGGAAGCGTATGAGCGTGCGGGTTTAGAGGTTCGCACGGGCTATGAGTTTCGTACGGCACGCCGTAGCTTGAACATGCTCACCATTGAGTGGGCAAACCGTGGTATCAACCTGTGGACGATCGAGCAAGGGCAGATCGTTATGAACACTGGGCAGCCAATCTACCCGTTCCCCGCAGACACGATTGACTTGCTTGACCAAGTTATCCGTACCCAAGCCAACGGAATCAATCAAGTTGACATCAACATCACTCGCATCTCTGAGTCAACTTACTCGACCATACCCAACAAGCTGGCTCAAGGCAGGCCTATTCAGGTCTGGATAAACCGCCAGTCAGCCAACACAAACGCGACAACCATCACGCTGAACGGCACTATTTCAGCCGTTGACACCACCATTACGCTCAGCACCACCAATGGTTTAGCAACAACTGGTTTCATCAATATTGGGTCAGAAACCATCGCCTACGCCAACGTGGACGGCAATCAGCTTTTGAATTGTTTCCGTGGACAGAATGGCACTACGGCGGCGGCCCACACGACAGGGGCGGCAATTGTTGCGGCAAACCTGCCGTGTATCAATGTCTGGCCTTCACCTAACGCCCCCGGCGATCAATACATGTTTGTGTATTGGAGACTGCGTCGCATCCAAGATGCTGGCAATGGTGTGAACATCCAAGACATTCCGTTCCGGTTTATCCCATGTTTGGTAGCTGGGTTGGCTTTCTACATTGCGTCAAAGCGGGTGGACATCCCCCCTGAGAGGGTTTTGTTTTTGAAGGCTGAGTATGAGCAGCAATGGTTGCTGGCGGCTCAGGAAGATCGAGAGAAAGCATCTGACAGGTTTGTGCCACGACAGTTGTTCTACTGAGGTGACAGATGCCAACCAAGTTTGCTTCAGGTAAGTTTGCAATTGCCGAGTGTGATCGCTGTGGACAGCGGTACATGCTCAAAGAGCTTAGAAAGCAAGTTCTTAAGACCAAGATATACAACATCAAGGTCTGTCAGTCTTGCTGGGATCCAGATCAGCCGCAGTTGTCGCTTGGTCTGTATCCTGTGAATGATCCGCAAGCTGTGCGGGAACCAAGACCGGATACAAGCTATCTTCAGTCTGGTACAAACGGCTTGCAAATTGACATTAATGGCGGTACTGGCCCAGATGGGTTAGGCGCACCAGAAGGCGGTAGCAGGGTGTTTCAATGGGGGTGGAACCCGATTGGTGGGGCAAGAGCAGATGATAGTGGTTTGACACCAAATAATCTGATATTGCAAATACAGCTTGGTACAGTTACAGTTACGACAACATGAGGAGTTGAACATGGACAAAAAAGACTTAGCACAGGACAAAAAAATGGTTGCAGGCGCAGTGCATAAGCACGAGAAAAAGATGCACCCGGGCAAACCCATGACCAAACTGAAAAAGGGTGGCGTGACCAGCAAAGCTATGAAGACTATGGGCCGCAACATGGCGCGTGCCGCGAATCAAAGGGGTCGATAATGGCTAAATACAGCGACAAGCGGATGGGCAAAGAAGTTGGCGACGCCAAAGTTTACGCTCCACCCCACACAATGAGTGGCGGTTCAGTTTCAAACAAAGTGCCTACTACAACCGGTACTGAGTTTTCAAATGAATTGAACATGTCTGTTGGCGGTATCAGCAAGGGTAACTACGCCCCTGTAAAAACCACCGGCATCAAAATGCGTGGCGTTGGTGCAGCTACCAAAGGCACAATGTCTAGAGGCCCAATGGGATGACCTATACCGAGTTGTCAGCCGCTATTCAGTCGTACATGGAGAATACGTTTCCAGAGACGTATTTGTATGACAACTCGACCGTGTCTTCTCAGACGCAGATCAATACATTCATTGAACAGGCTGAGCAGCGTATTTACAATACAGCGCAGCCACCAGCACTGCGCAAAAACGTAAATGGTAGTTTGACGAGCGGCAATAAATATTTGAATCTTCCACCAGATTTTTTGGCTGTCTATTCAATCTCTGTTTATACCGATCCCGTACTGCTGTTGGAAAGCCCACAAGAGTTTTTGCTCAACAAAGACGTTAACTTCATTCGGCAGGCGTACCCAACACCGACTGATACAGGCGTTCCAAAATACTACGCGCTATTCGGTATGGTGGCAGGCGTCAACGTTCCCACACCATATAAAAATTTCACCATGATAGTTGGCCCAACTCCAGACGACGACTATCTTGTTGAGCTGCATTACTTTCACTACCCAGTTTCTATTGTTCAATCTCAAACTTCTTGGCTTGGCGATAATTTCGACAGCCTGCTTTTGTATGGTTGTCTACTAGAAGCAATCACATTTGTTAAAGGCGAGCCTGATATAGTTGCTATGTATCAGGCACGTTATAACGAAGCTTTGAATTTATACACAATGCTTTGCAACGGTAAAGAGCGTACTGACGCGTACCGTACAGGGCAAGCGCGTGTATCAACACTGTCTTAATCTTGGAGAGACATAATGGCAATCACACAAACCCTTCCAACAAGTTTTAAAGTACAGCTCCTAAATGCGCAGCAGAACTTTACTTCAAACACATTCAAGATGGCGTTGTACACCTCATCCGCTTCACTGGATGCGACCACTACGGTGTACACAACATCAAACGAAGTTGCTGGCACTGGATACACCGCAGGGGGCAACACGCTCGTTGTTTCTGTAGCCCCAACATCGTCGGGGACAGTGGCTTACCTATCTTTTGCAGATACTTCTTGGACTACAGCCACCTTTACTGCAAGAGGTGCGTTGATTTACAACACGTCGCAATCAAATGCGGCAGTTGCTATTTTTGACTTTGGCTCAGATAAGTCAGTTGTGGGTGGTACTTTTGCTGTTACTTTCCCCGCAGCAACCAGCTCATCTGCTGTTATCAGAATTGCATAAAAGGAGAACAACATGCCGTTAGTTCTTAATGATCGTGTTCTTGAAACGTCTGCCTCGACTGGGACGGGAACTTTTACGCTGCTCGGCGCTGCTTCAAGTTTTCAGACCTTTCTCGCGGGAGTAGGGGCCAACAACACAACTTATTACGCAATTCAAAACACTGCTGCAAATGAGTTTGAGGTTGGACTTGGTACGCTGGATGGAACAGGGGCTATCCTGACCCGCACCACAGTTTACAGATCGTCCAATTCAAACAATGCTGTGAATTTTAGTGCGGGCACGAAAAACGTCTTCTGTACGTACCCGTCAACACGATCTGTAAATTACGACGCTGCTGGCGCTTTAGCCATAACAGGCGCAACAACAATAAGCAGTTCGCTCGGTGTGACTGGCGCAACAACATTAAGCGATACGCTTGGTGTGACAAACACAGCAACTTTTACCGGCGCTGCAATTCACAACGGGACAACAACTTTTAATAACACCGCCACAATCACGTCGGCTACAAACAGCCCTATCACTGTGAACAACGGCGGTACTGGTACACCGTTTCCCACTTCTGTTGCGTCGTTTTTTGGAAGCGTGAACAGCTATTCACAGGTAAACCATCAGAACTTGAGCGCTGGAACTAGCGCGTCTTCGGACTTTATTGCAACGGCGGATAACGGTACGGACACAACAAACTTTGTTGATTTCGGTATCAACAGTTCAACGTACAACCTTGGCACTTTTACGATTACTGGGGTTAACGACGGTTACTTGTACTCACAGAGTAGTAACCTTGCGATTGGTGTAGCCGCAGCAGCAAAGTCGATTAAGTTCTTCCAAGGCGGCACCCTTGCTGCGAACGAAGTTGCTCAATTCGCCCCGACAACAAACAACTTGCTTGTTGGTACTACCTCTGACGGCGCAGGCACATCAAAGATGCGTGTCGCGGGCGTTATTGAATCTACCACTGGCGGTTTTAAGTTTCCAAATGGTTCAGTACAAACTGCTGCAAGCCAACCAGCTGGCCCCGCGCAAATTAATTTAGGCACCACACCTGTACAGTCGTACTTTGGAACTATTACAGACGCACTTGCGACAACAGCAAGCAATATCTTAATCACCCCCAGCGCAAGAACAACCAACGTTATTTCTGCTCTTGGCACTATTACTGGTGGTTCTGGGTATACAAATGGCACTTACACAAACGTGCCTTTGACAGGCGGGTCTGGTACAGGTGCTGTGGCAGCTACTGTCGTTGTAAGTGTTGGTACAGTTACTTCAGTAACGATTGCCACAAACGGCACTGGCGTGAACTACGCATACGGTGACACACTTTCAGCGTCTAATACAAATTTAGGCGGTACAGGTTCCGGCTTTTCAATTCCTGTTGGGCTTTTGTCCGCAGGCGGTGATGAGCTAGAAATGGACGGTATTAAAGTATCTGCGGTCTGTACGACCAACGGTACGATTACTGTTTTCATTGATGCAAGCCCCGGTTACATAGCTGGGGGCCGTAATTTTCTCTACACTCTCAGCTAAATTCAAGGAGTTTTCAAATGGCTATTATTCAATCTGGTGCATCAGCCACCGTTCTTCAAACTGTAGACGCAACTATGTTGGCAGCGCGTGTCACTGAGCGCCCGCCCGAAATGTTAGGTGCGTACAGTATGGGTCTTACTTCAGGCTCACTGACCGGTGTGGCTGCTGGTGGTACTGTATATTCTTTCCGTTGGGCACCTACTACCTCTACTCAGCTTTGCATGGTTCGTCGTGTCGAAATTGGTTTTTCAACAATAACCGCATTTGGTACAGCTCAGCCGTTGCAGTATTCAATGCAAGTAGCGCGTAGCTGGTCAACAAGTGATACTGGTGGTACTGCTGCTCTGTTCACGCAAACTAACACCTCTAAATTACGTACCACAATGCCAACTTCAGCGTTTGCTGGCGGTGGTCAATTGATGATTGCAACCACTGGTGCAAACACTGCTGGTACTCGTACGCTTGATACACAAGCTATGGCATTTACACAAGGCCAGTCAACTGCAATTGGTACAGTGTTGACCGCGCAGCCGATATTCCTGCACCAGCCCGGCGACTACCCGCTGATTCTTGCCGTTAACGAAGGCTTCATCATCAACAACGTGCAAACAATGGGCGCGACGGGTGTTATCAACTTGACTGTCACCGTTGAGTGGATGGAACTTGCAGCAACAACCGGTAACGTAATCGCGTACTAAACCAAGGGGGGCTTCGGCCCCCTTTTGAAAGGCTCATATGTTTGGACTGGCTCCGTTTGCAAGCGCTCCGTTTTCCAGCGTTTTAAGCTATTCAGCCAGTTCAAACTTGGTTGGGTTGCAAGCAAACGCGCTTTTGAACTCTGTTCTTGGTGAATACCAAGTTGCCGTACCTGTGACAGGTCAGCAAGCGAATGCTATTTTAATGACTGGGGCAGTGGTGTTTAAACCAGTGTATTGGACGTTAATAGATACAACTCAAGATCAACTGTAAGGGCACAACATGAAACAAGTCAATGAAGCGAAAACCCTTGAAGATGGCGTTGTTGATGTCAAGCATGAGATAGAAATAGTTTGCGGCACTTGTAAAGACCCGCTGAGCGCGGAAGAACAAGCAACGCAGGTTTGCACGTCTTGTGGAGCTGAATGGAAACCTGCTCAGAATATAAATGTGTTTGTAACTTCAATACCTATCTTCGTTACCGCTTTTATTTAAGGTAAAAAATGAGCAGCACATATTCACAAAGTCTTCGCATAGAACTTATTGGGGCGGGTGACCAAGCAGGTACTTGGGGATCTACCACGAACAATAGTTTTGCCTATGTTTTAGACACGGCGATTGCTGGATATCAGACTGTTTCAGTTGTAGCAGCAAATCAAGCTTTGACGTATGTTAATGGGGCGTCATCTAACGCAGGATTGAACGAGTCCATATACGCCATGTTGCGGCTGACTACAAGTACCGGGGCAAATTTCAACATCTATGCGCCGCCTGTCCCTAAAAATTACATTATCTATAACGACAGCGGGTACAGCGCCACAATATACAACTCTACTGTTATTGGAAACACAACAGCGGCGGGCAGTGGAATTACTGTGCTAAATGGGAATCGGGTAATGGTGTTCAGCAATGGCACAAATTTCTACGATCTTCAAGCCCAAAATTTGACTGGTACTTTAGCGATTGCAAACGGTGGTACAGGCCAAACAACACAACAATCTGCCATCAATGCTTTGGCGGGAACACAGACAGCTAACCGAGTTCTTCGCTCAGATGGTACAAATATTACGTTGTCGCAAGTAGCTCTTACCACAGACGTCTCAGGTACTTTGCCTGTAGCAAGCGGCGGTACAGGGACAACGACATCTACTGGTACAGACAACGTGGTGCTGTCAACCAGCCCTACGATAACAACACCAACATTAGTAAACCCGACTTTTTCCAGTTATGGCAGCATCAAAGCGTTGTTTGAAACAGCGACTATTACTGCATCGGCTCCAACAAGCACTATCAATTTTGATGTTGTAACGCAAGCTGTTCAGTATTACACCACCAATGCGGCAAACAACTTCACATTGAATATTCGTGGAAACAGCACAACTTCGTTAAACAGTATTCTGGCTATTGGGCAGTCAATCACCATTGCGCTGCTGGTAACTAACGGAGCTACTGCATATTACCCAACGGTTTATCAAATTGACGGTACTCCAGTTACGCCTAAGTGGCAGACAGGATTTGCGCCGTCTGGCGGCAATACAAACAGTATTGATGCTTATGCGATTGTGGTTGTTAAAACAGCGAGCGCCACCTTTACAGTTTTAGCCGCGCAATCAAAATACGCTTAACCATGCCAATATTAACTACCATAGGTGCAGCAGCTGCAAAAGCTTATGGCTTTGGTGCGGGGGGCGCGTTTCGTGTCACGATAAGCTCGAACCAAACAGATCTTAATTTAAGAACGTATCTTGTGACTAGTGGGTGGAACGAGATATCTCAGCCAGTCGTGACAATTGACACTGGAATTTATATTTCATCCAGTTCGACAGCCACCCCTGCGTTAACCATATCTGGATCATTCCCTGCTGGTGTTTACCTCATAAACAGTGGCTTTATTGTTGGTAAAGGCGGTGACGGCGGCGGTGGGGGAACTGCTTTTTTTAGCGGGTCTCCGGGCTCACCCGGCGGCGCGGGTGGACTTGCTTTAAGTGTTTCTGTTTCTAACACAACTATAGATAACGCTGCTGGCACTATTGGCGGTGGCGGGGGCGGTGCTGGCGGGGGCGGTGCGCAAGCAGCTAATGTTTTTGCCTCTTCTCAAGGTTGGGGCGGTGGCGGCGGTGGCGGCGGTCGATCCGGCGTTTCAAGTTCTTCTGGCGGCGGAGGCGGGGGTACTGGCGCATCGGCTAGCAGATTTGCTCAATCCGGTAATCCGGGAACAACATCTGGCGGCGGTACGGGCGGTCTTGGCGCTGCGGCACCTGATCCAAGTTTTTGTGGTGGAACCGGGGGTACTGGTGGTACTTGGGGCAGTGCGGGTAGCTCAGGCGGTAATGGAGCTTCGCCGGGTCAGCCATCTTTTGAAAGAACTTCTCCCGGCGCTGGTGGCGCTGCGGGCGCTGCAATTACAGGCAATTCCAACATTACATGGATTGCATTTGGAATTCGTCTTGGGTCAATCTCATAAGTAGGGGCATGAAATTGATCCGATCTCCCTCCTTTTTGCAGCCAATGCTTGTGTCGCCGCCATCAAGGAAG